TCATGGCTCTTGCTGACGAATATGAACCAGGCACCACTCTTGGCGCTGGTTTGCACTGTCTGCATCAGTCCCTGATGGCCAAAATGGGGAGGGTTAAGCCTGCCAAAGCAGAAGCTCACGTGCTGCAAATGTTGATCTGTATTACTGATTGTTTCTGGCATGACGGTTTCCAGAACTATTTATCAGGATCTAAAACCTACCCACAGCAACGTCTATCAGTTCCACATCTGTGCCATGGATGTTCTGCATGGCTTTGCCCACTACGCAACCAGGCGCCCATTTCTTCTGATCCAACTTCTGCCCCACACCAGCAACATCGCTAGCTACCACACAGTCACCTTTGGCGATGGGACCTTGGACATAGCAGGGCACTTTGCCCAATAGAGCTACTGCCAGTCCAGTGGTATCACCATCTGAATTGATCAGTACAGCTGGACTATAGCTCATGATACCAGCCACCCTGTGATCATGTGATTTGTCAGCAGCTTCAATCTCTGCTTCACCAGCGAATCTCACGATGGCATATTCTGGAATATCGCCATCAGGCAGATATAACTCAGCTACATCAGCGAATGGACTAGTGAATCTTGTCATGACATGTACCTTTTTGAAATATTTATCAGTGCGGTGCCCAGCGATGCCTGGGAACCAATTTGACGTTGCCTTCTGGATTATACAACACATATCCTTCACCACCAGGTTGTCCACCTGTGCTCTGTTGTACATCACCTTGTTGTTGATCCAGCTGTGTTATGATCTGATCTTTCAATTGCCTGATACCTTCCAGTATGGCAAATACAGCAGCATAACCTTTGGGGTTGCTGGCCATCCAGTTAGTGATCTTCTGCTGCATGGGAACGCTTTCGCCGGAACCTGCCAGCCATTGTGGAAACTTTGCAGCTAACCCAGTGGTGACACCTGCTCTCACCTGTTGGTTATTAAACTTGTACAACACGTTCTTGAAATTACTCATCTTGTTCACGCCCAACGTATCGTCGCTGAGGAACCGATCTATGTCAGCAGCATGCGCCTGTGTGAGTGCAGCTATCTGCTTCAATCCAGCAGTATTGACCTGCATCTTCTGTGGTTGCACATGTTTGGGACCCATGACAATCAAACCAGCATTTTGATTGAATTTGTCAAAATCATCTATGGGTTGTTGTGTGCGGTCTGGTAATCCAAAATCACTGAAGTAAGCATGCCCCACTACTGCGGCAGTGCTGCCAGCGATACGTTTGCCCAGATCGCTATTGGCATCCACGCTATAGGTGACCTGGTTGGGAGTGAATATGAATTTGCCATTGGCAACGGCCGGCCTACGCATGTACAACAGATCACCATACACATAACCTCGGAAATTTGCTGGTGTGGCTGCTTCAAACAGAGACCATAGGCTGGCAAATTCTGTGGCAAACTGTTGTCTTTCACGTACTTGATCATCAGTGGTGGCCTTGCCAGTGTTCATGATGAACTTGGCCAGATCTGCTGGTTTGGTGGTCTTGCCTGTGCCATCTGGCTTGAGCCAGCCGTTATGCCCGGTCATTATGAATGTGCCATCAGGTTCACGCCCCCAGTATACCTGGGGTTTACCATCCCATTTCCATCTGACAGCCTGTGGTTGCCTCATGACGTCTTGCAATCTTTGCAAGCTCTGCGTGGCACCGGCACTGCCATGGAACAGCACTAGGTCTTCCAGATGATTGAAAGGGCGACCTGTGGCCGCCGCTTCAGTGATGATGTTACTGATAAGCATAGCTTATTTACTCAGCTAGCAATGATTTTGATCTTGCTGTTGTCTTTTTTCAGATTCAATTTCAGCATGCCAGGTTCAGCTGCTTTTTCTGGTGCTGCTGGTGCTGCCACTGGTGTAGCGTCAGGATGGATGGGACCACCGTTGCTGGCCTGGTTGGTCAGTACACGTTTTAATTCAGCCAGGTCACCTTCATACTTGTGGTATCCAGTGTGATCCAGTTTGATGCCAACGTCAGCAAAGATCTTGCCGCCCATGAGGCGCCACAGATAACAGAATGTCCAATCTTCTGACAGATAGTTGTCATCTTTATCGATCATGGTGTCGAACAAACCATACATGAATGGTTCATATTGCTGGCCGATACCGATGTTATCGCGGTACTTGAGCTCAGGGTGGGCAGCGATCATCTTGTCGAACACATGGCGCTTGACCAACATGAATCCTGTGCCCAATGTGCTGACTTCCACCAGGTCGCCCTGGGTGACAGGATTGGGTACTGTGTTGATCACATAACGTACAGGTATGCGTTTCATGGGATACACCCCACCTACCACATCCTGGTTAGCCAATAGCAGGCGCAAGATAGCTTCGGGATCGAATCCCAGGTCCACATCGATGAACATCAGATGTGTAGCTGCTTGGTTGTGCAGCATCTTGGCCACCAGGTTATTACGCCCGCGGGGGATCAGACTCTCGTTAACCATGGTATCGATGCTGTAGTTGATGCCCAACTTGGCAGCGATGATGGTAAACTTGATCATGGCGATGAATGTGGCTTCGTTACATAGACCACCAAACATGGGCAAGCAGAAATGGATATGTTGTTTACGAAGGAATTCCAGAGCTTCGGGTGGCAACCCACCGGTTTGTTGATTTTGATCTGTCATGGTTGATTGAACTTTCCAGTTGATTATGTATTATATAGCACACGTGAAATGACTCCTGCGGAAAACAGGTCCACGTATGCTCTGCACCAGACAAAGTTGCCGGTGAAGTTATGGAAGAATGTTCCAGTAACTGGAACAGTGCCGTCGCCTTGTACAGTGTCGTCCAGGTCGAACCAGTCTGTGTCTGCAGGTATGGTAGCCAAGCTGGCTTGGAACCTGATCCTACCCCTGAAGTTTGACAATTGGTAGCTGACAGTGTGCAACCCATCGGTATAACCGTAGTAGCCATTGCCTTGCAGGTCAGCACTGTGGAAGCTGTCGTTGACGCCATCATAGGGAGGATATACTTGACCATGACTGATGGCACTGAGCACCAACTGGGGTACACTACTCATTGTGATTCAAAACTCACTTCTACTAATCTTTTTTCACCCACTAGTTCTTGCACTACTGCCAGCAGTTGTTCCAAGACATCTGCATCCAGTATCACTGCTGTGGGTTCATCGTTTCGAACCATCTCGCTGATGGTGATAGTGATCTTATCTTGATTAAGTTTAGCCATTTTCTTGCTCCAAGATATTTATCCTGGGCTTTCTGCCACGTTTTTTTCCACCGCTGCGATTGATACCGTCTGCTTTGATGTCATATGCTGCTGCCAATCTCACCGGTGCCATGCCATCGATGGTTATGACTTTATCACAAGGTACGCTGTATCTCCTGCCACTACGGTGGCTAGTGATAAACTTCATGACACCCTGGTCATCCACTATGCGTTCTAATGTCAGTGTCAATCTCTCGGTAGCTGGGGCATATCCCAGTGCTGGAATAGGGCATTCAGCTATCAGGCGCACACCAGGATTCATGAGCCCACGATTGATCAGGGCATTTGCCAGTGTAACTTTCATTGGTATTCCTTTTATTATCAGGCTGGGGTTGGAGGAACTGTTAATGATTTGTCAGTGATCAGATTCTGTATCTCAATCTCTAACCGATCATCCATTGCGACTACTATTATACTAACATGGCCTGCAGGCCTGTCAAACAATAATTTCTTAGCTAGTGGCACCTTGATGTTCTCGTGTATGCAACGGCCCATGGGGCGAGCACCCATGTTGCTGCTGTATCCTTTATTACACAACCAATCCAGTGCATTTTCGGTTACAGTGATGGAAGCATCTTGCAGGCTCAGCTGTTGGTTCAATTCTTTCAGGAACTTTTCAGCGATCTGCCTGATGCTGATCTTGTTCAGCTTATTGAATGTGACAATAGCATCCACACGGTTGCGGAATTCTGGTCTAAAGAACTCTTTCACAGCTTCATCTGCTGCATCTGTGCGTTCCTGGTCGCCGAATCCGATGCGAAGTTTCTCGCTGTTTTCTGCACCCAAGTTGCTGGTCATGATCAGTACAGCCTGGCGACAATCTGCTCGTTTGCCATTGCTGCCTGTGATGAATCCTTCATCCATGATCTGCAATAACACCTGTGCCACATCAGGATGGGCTTTCTCGATCTCATCCATGAGTATGACACAGTGTGGATTCTTGCTGACTTCGCTGATCAGAAGACCACCTGCCAGGTTGGCATCTTCATATCCCACATATCCTGGAGGGGCACCGATCAACCTGCTGATGCTGTGTTTCTCCTGGTATTCACTCATGTCGAACCTGAGTAGATTCATCTGCATCTGTGTGGCCAGTTGTTTGGCTAGTTCGGTTTTACCAGTACCTGTGGGACCCAGGAACAGGAAACTGCCCACTGGTTTGTTGTCCAATTTCAGTCCAGCTTGGCTGACCCAGATACGATCCAACACCTGCTCCACAGCCGTGTCCTGGTTGTAGACTTTTTCTCTGATGTTCTTGCTGAGGTCTGGCAACGAGCTTTTCTTTTTCTCTGTGCCCAGCTGTTCTTCAGGTATGTTAGTGATGCGGCTGAGTTCACGACGTATGTTCTTGACATCGATGGTCCTGCTACCACGGCTGCGGCTGCGTCTCAGAGCACATGCCGAATCCAATAGGTCGATGGCTTTATCTGGTAATTTCTTGTCGCTCTGGTATCTGATGCTGAGGTCTACTGCTGCTGCCACGGCCTGATCTGTGATCTGCACATTATGGAATGCCTGGTAGCTGTCACGTATGCCCATGAGTATCTGTTTGGCCACTTCTGCACTGGGCTCGTCTATGGTCACACGATTGAAGCGGCGCATGAGTGCGCGGTCTTTCTCAAAATGCTGCGTATATTCTTCCCAGGTGGTGCTGGCAATCACTTTGAAATCACTGCGAGCCAATGCTGGTTTGATCATGTTGCTGAAATCTACTGGGCTCTGCCCACCACCGCCGGCTCCACGCATCTGGTGTGCTTCGTCGATGAACAGGATCACATTTCCCATCTCTGTGGCAGCATTGATGATATCCTGCAAGCGTTCTTCGAACTCTCCGCGATACTTTGTGCCTGCCAGCAATGCACCCACATTGATGCTGTAGATCTTGTGGTCTCTGATGAACTTGGGAACCTGGTTCTGTTCCATCTTGACAGCTAGTCCTTCCACTATAGCTGTTTTACCCACGCCTGCATCGCCCACCATCAACACATTGCTCTTGCTCTTACGAGCCAAGATCTGGATCATATCGTCCAGTTCGGTCTCACGTCCTATGACTGGCTCTAGTTTTTTATGTTCAGCAAGCGTATTCAGGCAAGTACAATATTCTTCTAACACTTTTTCAGCCATGTTGATACTGGGCACAAGGCTTTTATTTTGTTGGCTCTGCACCATCGCTTCCTTTTCCACGCCGTATTTTTTCAATAACCATGCAGCATGGCTTTGTGCTTCGTTGCAGATGCTGAGATATAGATCCAATAGGGTGATCTGGCTACGTCCATGGAAGAGGACCTGTGTGAATGCACGATTGAACACCCGTTCCAGAGCATGGGTTTTCTTGGGTTCTTTGCCGTCCACTGTGGGAGTGTTTTCCAACAAGTAATGCTGGCATTCTGTGGCCATGTCATGGACCTGGATGCCATTCTTATCCAATTTGTTGGCAAAGTTTTTCTCCAGTAACATGCTGTATAACAGATGTTCCACTGTGAAATACTCATGCTGGTTACTAGTAGCCAGTTGCCTGGCGTATTTCACGACTTTTTCTATGTCGCCGTTGCTGTTGTATGTGCTCATGTTCTCACTATAGCATAATAGTCAGGATTGTCAATACTATGTATTTACTGGCCTGATGCGTTGGATCTGTCTGACTAATTCCAGTTGATCTGAGGTCAATGCAGTGGGTATCAGCACCGATATACGCAGGACATATTTGCCCAGCATGCCATTGTTCCTGGGAAAACCTTCGTCTGTCACTGCGAATTGTGCACCGTGTTGTGTGCCTGGTGGTATACTGAGATCGATCTGTTTACCACGTGGGGTATCCAGCCTGACCACATGGCCTGCTATGGCCTGGAAGCAATCGATGGTCAGGTCTTCCAATATGTTTTCAGCATGTTTCTGGAACCTGGCATGTGATCTCACTTTAATGAAGATCTCCAGGTTACCACGTGGTATGTTGGGATGGCTATTATCTCCACGACCATTCACTGTGAACATGCTACCATGTTCCACACCTGCCGGAATGTCTATCTGGAGGGTTTCGGGTCCCTGGCTAGTGTTATACTGCAACACTTTATTGCAAGTATTGAGTGTCTCCAGGAAGTCCAATTCCAGTTCTATCCTGAGGTTACGGTTACGAGCCTGCTGACGCATATTGAAACCAAATTGCTGGAATATATGATCAGCCATGGGATCGCCACCGCCACCCATGTTGAAATGGAACTGGAAAGGGTTGCCTGCCTGATTTCCAAACGGATTGAAGCCTGGTCCAGGACCGTTCATCTGTGCATCGTATTGTGCGCGGCTCTGGGGGTCCCTGAGGTTATTATAAGCCTCATTGATCTCTTTGAATTTGGCTTGGTCGCCACCACGATCTGGATGATGCTCGCCGGCCAACTTCCGGAAAGCTGCTTTGATTTCATCAGCACTTGCTTGCTGGGTTACGCCTAGAGTATCATAATGTGTCATGCTTGTAATTATACATGATCAACCACAGCAGTCAAATTATTTTTGTACTGCAACTGCTTTATCTTGCCCACGGCTGAATGCTGCCACACCTAAGATAGCACCGAACGCAATATGGATCAACCCACCGTTGGCCAATGTCAAACTCTGCCAGGCAGTGTAGGGCATGGTCAGGCCGAATGGTTTGAATATGATG